TAAGTATGGAAGATACCATTCTTGGAGATATGGCATCAGGTAAATTTCAAGACACAAAAAAAAATCTTGACGAAGCTATAAAAGCTGCAGAAATACAAAAATTAGAATCTAGTGGACCAGTTTTTATGGGTAAAGTGTTTCCTAAATTTGAAGCGGGCAGACAAGAGGATTTGTTAAATTTAAGGGCTGTAGATAATCCAGCTGTAGCATTTTCTCAAGCAAATCAATTTATGTACCCATATGGTTTAGCGGGTGGTGGTATTGCTAAATTAGCTGGTATAGATGAGGGTCCACAAACAGTATCAATGAATCCTGACTCACAAGGGTTGCGATCTTTAAAAAACCGTGTTAAGAATATATAGGAGTAACATATGGCAGAAATAGACAAAGGACTCCCGAACACAAGAAATAAAATAGATATCCCTTCAGATGAAGAGGTACAAGAAGTTGCTGTTCAGGAACAAGAAGGACAAGATCCAAAAGGACCAATAGAAGTCATACCGGAAGAAGATGGTGGGGCAACTATCGATTACGAACCAGGCGCTGTAAATATACCTGGCACAGAAAATCATTTTGACAATTTAGCAGAACTTTTACCTGATGATGTTTTAGCACCCGTTGGTAACGACATGGTGCAAAACTATATGGACTATAAAGCCTCTAGAAAAGATTGGGAAGAATCTTACAAAACAGGTTTAGATCTTTTAGGATTTAAATATGAAAACAGAACAGAACCATTTCAAGGAGCTTCAGGTGCAACACACCCAGTATTAGCAGAAGCAGTCACACAGTTTCAAGCACAAGCATACAAAGAATTATTACCAGCTGACGGACCAGTAAGAACACAAATTATTGGTATTAAAAATCCAGCAACAGAACAACAAGCAAATCGTGTAAAAGATTACATGAACTATTTAATTATGGATCAAATGAAAGAGTACGAAGCAGAGTTTGATTCTATGTTATTTCATTTACCACTTGCAGGATCTACATTTAAAAAAGTTTATTACGATGTGCCACTTGGAAGAGTGGTATCTAAATTTGTACCAGCGGATGAATTAGTTGTGCCATATACGGCAACAAGTTTAAATGATGCGGAGTCTGTTATTCATGTAGTAAAAATTTCAGAAAATGAATTAAGAAAACAACAAGTTTCAGGTTTTTATAGAGACATAGAATTAGCACCACCAGGTAATGTTGAACAAAATTCTGTAGAAAAAAAAGAAAGAGAATTAGATGGCACTAAAAAAACTGGTAAACAAGAACCAGTTTATACTTTGTTAGAGTGTCATGTAAATTTAGACTTAGAAGGTTTTGAAGAAGTTGGTGCCGATGGTCAACCAACTGGAATAAAATTGCCCTACATAGTAACTGTAGAAGAAGGCAGCCGAGTAGTACTCTCCATACGGAGAAACTATGCGCCCAATGATCTAAAGAAAAATAAAATTCAATACTTTGTCCACTTCAAATTTCTGCCAGGACTTGGATTTTATGGCTTTGGACTCATTCATATGATTGGCGGATTGAGCCGTACGGCAACGGCGGCTCTCCGTCAATTATTAGACGCAGGGACTTTATCAAACTTACCAGCAGGTTTTAAACAAAGAGGTGTGCGAGTTAGAGACGAAGCATCACCAATACAACCAGGTGAGTTTAAAGATGTTGATGCGCCGGGTGGATCATTACGTGATGCATTCTTTCCATTACCATACAAAGAACCATCACAAACATTATTAAATTTATTAGGCATTGTTGTGCAAGCAGGCCAAAGATTCGCGGCGATTGCTGATATGCAAGTGGGAGATGGTAACCAGGCAGCCGCAGTCGGAACCACGATCGCTCTTCTCGAGAGAGGCTCACGAGTCATGTCAGCAATACATAAAAGATGTTATGCAGGTATGAAAGATGAATTTAAATTACTTGCAAAAGTTGTTTCACAATATTTACCACCAGAATATCCGTACGATGTTGTAGGTGGTGCAAGAAATATTAAACAAGCAGATTTTGATGACAGAATAGATGTTGTGCCAGTAGCAGATCCAAATATTTTTTCTATGTCACAAAGAATTACATTAGCACAAACACAATTACAGATAGCAACATCGAATCCAATGTTACACAACATGTATCAAATCTATCGAAACATGTATGAAGCAATAGGTGTTAAAAATGTGGATGCAGTTTTACCACCACCAGCTCCTACTGCACCAATGGATCCAAGTATGGAACATATTAATGCGTTAGCTGGTAAACCATTTCAAGCTTTCCCTGGTCAAGATCACAGAGCACACATTACAGCTCACTTAAATTTTATGTCAACTAACATGGTAAGAAATAATCCACAAGTTATGGCTGCAATACAAAAAAATATTTTGGAACATATTAGTTTAATGGCTCAAGAACAGGTACAATTAGAGTTTAGAGAACAGTTACAACAAATGATGATGATGCAACAACAAGCAGCAACGAATCCACAAGTACAAGCACAGCTTCAAGCACTTACAAATCAGGTTGAATCAAGAAAATCTGTGTTGATTGCAGAAATGACAGAAGAATTTATGAAGGAAGAAAAGAAAATTACATCACAATTTGACAATGATCCTCTTTTAAAACTAAAATCTAGAGAAGTTGACCTTCGTGCAATGGAAAATGAGCGTAAAAAAGACAATGATAAGGCTCAACAAGACCTTGCAAGAGCAAAATTAATGCAAGCTAAGGATAATTTTGATGAAAAGTTAGAACAAAACGAAGATTTAGCTAAATTACGTGCTGGAGTAAGTCTAGCTAAGACTGGTGTACAACAGGCACAAGTTATGGTAGAGGATAATTAATAAAAAGGAGCAAAAAATGCAAAAACTAGATAAAATACAAGAAGTTAAAGTTGCTGAACAGAGTATTGAGGTAGATCCAAGATCTAAAACTACTGCTGACCAAGCATTTAACTATATTGCAACAGGAAAACCTGAAATGCCAGTTGGCGGTCAGAAAAGAATGTTGCCTGAGAAAAAAAGAAACTCTAAAGCGTACTAATTATGTGGTTATCGGCGATTAAATTAGCCGTCTCTGCAGGAAGTAAGATTTACGCCAACAGGCAGAAGACGAAGATGGCAATGTCAGATGCACAGCTTATGCATGCTGAAAAGATGGCCCGAGGTGAGGAATCTTACCAGGGAAAACTTTTAGAAGCCCGACAGTCAGACTGGAAGGACGAGGCAGTTTTGATAATTCTCTCAACGCCCGTCATGATTTTGGCCTGGGCAGTGGTATCGGATGATCCAACCGCTATGGAAAAGGTAAAACTGTTCTTCGAAATGTTTTCGCAGCTCCCTTCATGGTTTACTAATCTCTGGATACTTGTAGTCGCGAGCATATATGGTATAAAGGGCACACAAATATTCCGAAATGGAGGAAAAAAATAATGTTTAAAAAATTTCAAGCTTTAAAAAAAGGTGGAAAATATGTTTACGAAACTCTTGTACCTAAAATTTCAAAAAATTTAAAAGCAAAAAGAAAACAACAAGATGAGATTATTAAAACAAGAGAAAAAATAATGACTGAATATGGCGTTACAAATCCAAGAACTAGAACTAATTTAAGAACAACAGCTAATCAGCCTAAAATAAATAAAAAAATAAGTGATATTTATGAAAAATCTGAAAAAAAACAAAAAAATTTAAAAGAACTTAAAAATTTATCAAAAGGTGCAATAGCAACATCTGGCGCTGGAGTAACTGCTGCTGCAGCTAGCCTTTATAATAAGAAAAAAAATAAAAATATTGGTTCGACTAATCCTAGAAGACCTGGTAGAAAATTTGGCGGCGGAATAACTACAAAAAAATCAAACGTACAGAAAATAAAAGAAACATTTGGACCTAAAAATACAAAAAAATTATCACCAAAACAAAGGAAGATAGCAAAACTAGCTGGCAATCCAAATAGAATTGATGCAGCTGATTTTAAAAAATTAAGAGGTAGAGGATAATGGCAAAACTATGTCCAAAAGGCAAGGCCGCAGCGAAGCGAAAATTTAAAGTGTACCCAAGCGCGTATGCTAATATGTATGCATCAGGAGTATGTTCAGGTAAAATTACACCAGGTGGTAAAAAAGGTAGCCGTAAAAAAGCTATGGGTGGTGGAAGTATGAATACAAGAATTGGTTTAAAACATGGAACTTACAAAACTGTTCCACCAAGTAAAGGATTTAGTGAGTATGTAACCAAAAAAGAACAAAAAAAAATTGATGAAGCAAATAAGAAAGCTAACGAAAAATCTGAAGGCACTAAAATAGATAAACGATTAGGTCAAATGATGGGCAGAAGAGGAGCCATGGGTGGTGGAATGATGACCATGCCTAGAGCTATGTACAAAAGTGGTGGCAGAGGATGTAAGTTAGCAATGAAAGGTAAAGGCAAAGCTTACGGAAAGAACTCGTAATGAGAGCCTACTATTCAAAAGGTGGTGGATTAAGATCATGGGTAAAGGAGAACTGGGTCGATATTGCAAACAAAAAATCAGATGGCTCATACCCGAAGTGTGGAAGAAGCGGTGGAGAAAAAAGAAAAAATTATCCAAAATGCGTGCCTATTGCAAAAGCAAGAGCAATGTCTAAAGGGCAACGTGCGGGTGCCGTAAGAAGAAAACAACAAAAAGCAAATACAGGCCCTACTCCTAGTAGAGCTGCAACATTTGCCAAAAAAAAGAAAAAAATATAATGAGTAATAAATATTATAAAGAAAAACCAACAGGAACTAAAAGTGGAGGCAAAAAAGAAAATCCATTTGATCCTAAATTAAATAAATCAGCTAAAGAATTAACTGCTGAAGCAAAAGGTTTAATGAGACGAGAATATTCAAAAGGCACAATGCCTGCAAGAAACAAAAAGAACTTTAGACCTACAAAGTCTGGAGCAGGAATGACACGAGCCGGTGTCAAAGCCTATAGAAGATTAAATCCCGGCTCTAAATTAAAAACAGCCGTGACTGGTAAAGTGAAACCAGGATCAAAAGCTGCCAAACGTAGAAAATCGTACTGCGCACGTTCACTAGGGCAACTCAAAAGAGCATCAGCCAAAACTAGAAATGATCCTAACTCACGTATCCGTCAGGCAAGAAGGAGATGGAAATGTTAAAAAGTAAAAAAATAAAAGGTGTGATAAAAGGTTTGAAGAAAGCCTCTAAGTTACACGCAAAACAAGCTAAAACATTAAAAGGAGTTATTCATGGCGGATCCAAAAAAAGGAACGGGAAAAAAGCCTAAAGGTTCAGGAAGAAGATTGTATACGGAT